CGCCGCCTGTGCCGAAGACACTCTGGCTCGACGACTGCTGAAAGGATCCCAGGCACTCAACAACAACGCCGCGACCCGAGCTGATCCCGATGTCCCGAGGAATTTCATGTCCCACTTCATCAAGACGCAGTACAAAGCCAAAGCGGAGGCACTCGCCGTCCTAATGCGTCTGGAAGAGGATCACACGCCGTCCATAAACCAACTACATGCCAAGGCCGGACAATCTCTTGTGACCCCTCACGAGACTAATCTCATCGATCTCGGCCCAGTCGTGAGGTACATGCGGACGACCCTTGCTCGTACGCTTCCGGACAACGTGTACACTCACGGCGGGAAGACCACGCAGGACATGGATGATTGGTGTCGAACTCACGCCACGACCTCAAAAACCTTTACTTGCGACTTTACTGCATACGACCAGAGTTGCACTTCAGAGGTTCTGGGTTTCGAACTGGCCTTCATGGACTATTGCGGCATCCCTCAGGAACTCATGGCATTGTACGAGGAAATCAAAGTCGACATGTTCACCGAATTTGGTCATTCCGCCGTCATGCGCTTTACAGGAGAGTTCGGCACCTTCGATTTCAACACCTTCTGGAACATGGCCTACATGGAGCTTCGATATCGACCGGACCCTACAATAGCCCGAGCTTTTGCTGGAGATGATTCTCTTTTCTTCGGCGAACTGCATATAGACTCGGCTTGGTACAATATCCAACATCTCTTTACTTTGGTCGGAAAGACTCACTACTCTTCTTGGCCCGAGTTTTGTGGTTGGTTGTTGTACCCCTTCGGTTGTGTCCGTTCCCCGCTCATCCTGGCCCTCAAGCTAATCCAGAAGGAGGCTCTCGAACAACTTCCTCAGGTGCTCGACAGTTACTTCCTCGAATACTTGTGGTCGATGCGAGCCGGCGATGAGCTGTTCCACCTACCTCCGGTACAGTTGGAAGCTCTGTCTTTCGTCCAAGGTTTCTTCCGCTCCCATTCACCAGACATGCACTTCGGACCCGTCGTCGCCATCCACCACCTCGTCTCGATTCCTGGTCACTTGCTCACTTCCATTGGCAAACGTTACTCCTTCTTTAAGACGTTGGCATACCTAGCACTGTCCACCCCCTACTCCAGTTCCGAGTCCAGCGAACACACCACAGAGCTCACTCTAGAGCACCACTACCAACTGATGTCTTAAGCCCCAGACATCCTTTCCTTTCACTTCTTTTCCTTTCCATCACCATTTCCTGAGTTTCTCACTTGACATTCTTCTCTCAGGTTTCTATTTCACATAGTATCTCCGATTGGTTGAAGTTATATAAAAAAAAAAAAAAAAAAAAAAAAAAAAAAAAAAAAAAAAAAAAAAAAAAAAAAAAAAAAAAAAAAA